CAAATATGGAAAGATAAACAACAAGCCACATTTGATTTAATAGGTAAGTGTTATTCTAATCCTTCAGTAAGTTATATTTGTGACCAATTAAAGATACGTGGTTATAAAATTGCAGTAGCTTCTAATAGTATACGTGAAACAGTACGTATTGCTTTATATCACGCAAAGTTACTTCCTCATGTTGACTATTATGTAAGTAATGAAGATGTGCATAATCCAAAACCATTTCCTGAAATGTATTGGAAGTGTATGACTAAAATGAAGGCACTTCCTAAAGATACAATCATTGTAGAAGATTCACATATTGGTCGTGAAGGTGCATTAAATTCTGGTGCTCATTTATATCCTGTCAAAGACGCATACGAATTAAATGGAAATCAATTTATGGAATATATTGATGAGTTTGATAAGTCTAAAATAAAGAAAAATATACCATGGAGAAATAAAAAAATGAATGTACTTATTCCAATGGCAGGCGCAGGGTCAAGATTTCAACAAGCAGGTTATACTTTTCCAAAACCATTAATTGATGTGAATGGTAAACCAATGATTCAAGTTGTGGTAGATAATTTAAATGTAGAAGCTCATTTTATCTTTATTTGCCAAAAAGAACATTATGAAAAATATAATCTACAATCGGTATTAAATCTAATTGCACCAAATTGTGATATTATCCAGGTGGACGGCTTGACAGAAGGTGCAGCATGTACTACACTATTGGCTAAAGAATTAATTAATAATGATGAACCTTTACTTATGGCAAACTCTGACCAGTTTGTGGAATGGAACTCAAATGAATGTTTATATGCTTTTACTGCTGACACAATCGATGGTGGGATTATCACTTTTGAATCTACACACCCTAAGTGGTCTTTTGCCAAGATCGGAAAAGATGGATTTGTTTCAGAAGTCGCTGAGAAAAAACCTATTAGTAATCTTGCTACTGTTGGTATCTACTTTTGGAAACATGGTTCTGATTATGTCAAATACGCTGAACAAATGATTACAAAGAATATTCGTGTAAATAACGAATTCTATGTTTGTCCAGTATTCAACGAAGCCATTCAAGACGGTAAAAAAATTCGTACCAAAAATATTGAAAGAATGTGGGGACTTGGTACACCCGAAGATTTAAATCATTATTTGGAGCATCATAAATGAGCGTTGCACTAATACTTACAGGACACTTGCGTTGTTGGGAACAAGTTTTTCCTAATACAAAAGAAGTTATACTTGATAGATATCAACCTGATGTTTTCATTCATGCGTGGGACGAACAAGCATGGTGGGATCCACACAGTAAAGAAGGATTTGTTGCTAATTCACCTAAAATTGATGTTGAAGCGGTAAAGAAAACATATAATCCCGTAAATATTGTTGTTGAAAATTTTGAATCGTATCGTGCAGACTTTGAAAGTCACGCAGAGAAATTTGAAAAGAATTACCACGTTAAACGTAATATTATTTCTATGTTCTATAAATGTGGTCGTGGTATTGAATTGATGAATGAATATACAGCAAGAACTGGAAAACAATATGACTTGGTGATCCGGATGAGGCCTGACCTTGTGTTTATGAAACATTTACCGGATTTTGATATTAATAAATTTTATACAATATTACACCGTAACCATGTAGGATTAGGAACAGGTGATATGTTTCAAGTAAGCAATCAATGGTTGATGAGTTTATTTGGTAATATTTCTTTAATACTACCTCAACTATATAAAAAAACAGACATTCTCTGTCCACATATTATACTTGAACAGTTTTTTAAAGAATTAAATTTACCTTGGGAAGAATTTCCAATGGAGAAAAAACTCATGCACACACCACACGGCGAATATGTACCTAAACAAGTATATGGTTATAATTAAGGAAAAAATATGTCATACGCATATGATAACGGCGATTCATTAGTATTCAGTACAAATCCAAAACCACAAACACCTATGATAAACGAAACTTACCAAAAAATATTATCTTTAGATGATGGTCCTGTTCAATATGAACTTGTTGGTACAGGTAATATTAAAATGAAACAACATCCATATCCGTATTCAATTAAAAGTCAAGAATTTGATTTTTTGAAAAATTTAATTGTTGAAAATAACCTACAAAGAGGATATGAATGTGCAACAGCATTTGGTATTAGTTCTTTAGCTTTAGGTTTAGGATTTAAAGAAACTGGTGGTAAATGTGTAACATTAGATGCTTACATTGAAGAAAAGTGTAAAGATCCAGGTAAATATGAAAACTTCGCAAGAGAAGTTTATGCACAAGCAGATGGTTATAAATCTGTAAAATATCTTATTGAAAAATTTGAATTAGAAGAAAATTTATTTCCAGAAATTGGTTGGAGTCCAGACGATACAGTTACATCAATCAATAAACATTTTCATGACCCTTTAGATTTTGTATTTCTTGACGCCGGTCATTTTGCTGAACAAATGATAAAAGATTTTGATTCTTTTGTACCGTTACTTGGTGAAAGATATGTTTTAGCGTTTCATGATGTCTATCCTTGGAGTTGTACTGATGCTGTACACAACCATATCTTTCAAAAACTTGGTAAACGTATTGAGATTGCAGTACCTCATCCAGCAGGAGAAAATTTAGGCGTAATTATTAATCTATGATTTATATCGCTCATCGTGGTCTATTTGAAGGACCCAATATTGATTTAGAAAATAAACCAGAACAAATTGAACTCGCAATTTCAAAAGGATTTGATTGTGAAATAGATTTATGGGTCACAAATGGTGAACTATTTTTAGGTCACGATAAACCAACTTATAAAACTAATTATAATTTTTTGTCAGGTAAACCTCTTTGGATACACGCAAAAAACTTTGAAGCTTTAAATTGGTTATGTAATAAAAAAAGAAAATTTAATTATTTCTGGCATCAAAATGATGATTATACTATAACAAGTGATGGGTATATTTGGACTTATCCAAGTGAAAAACTATCGGAAAGAAGTGTATGTAATCAACCAGAGTGGTATATACCAGTAGAAAAACTTGCCAATTTTAACGAAACCTGTTATGCTATATGTTCAAAGTATGTCGGTTTAATGAAAAAGGTTACTAAATAGTACCACGGGCAACCAAAGTGTGTTGCAACTCAAAGGATTAAATGCTAACATTCAAATCTTTCCTTGTCGAAGAAGCTGAGGGTGAAAAACTCAAGCATATCGTTCACGCCGAAGATAGGCCATTACAACATGGTTCTGAAGGTTTTAAACACGCTCATTCCGCTTTAATGCAAGCACACAATCACATTAAAGCTGGCGACCACAGTTCAGCATTAACCATGAAATATGATGGTTCACCTGCTGTGGTATTTGGCCATCATCCAGAAACTGGTAAGTTTTTTGTTGCCAGTAAGTCTGCGTTCAATGTCAATCCTAAGATTAATTATACACATAAAGATATTGAGAAAAACCACGGACACGCACCAGGTTTAATGAATAAACTTCATGCATCTCTCAACCATCTCAAAAAGATTTCACCAAAGACAGGCGTTTATCAAGGCGACCTAATGTTTTCGGATGAAGATAAAAAAGAATCAAAACGTGGTGTCTCTTTTACTCCCAATACCATTACCTATACCGCAAAGGGTGACCAAGCGGAAAAGATTCGTAATGCCAAACTAGGTGTTATCGTGCATACACAATATCATGGCAAAGATATCAAGTCAATGAAAGCTGATCCGCATCCAGATATGCATAACTTTGGTTCACATTCTGATGTTTGGCATAAATCTGCAAATCATGATACAAAACAGGTTCACTATTCTGAACATGACCAAAAAGACTTTGAAAAACACATGGCAGCTGCCAAAGAATTACACAACAAACATGGCAAAACAATGTATGCTGCAACCGAACCTCACCGTGGTGAAGGCAACCATTTAGAAACATATATCAATCATACAGTACGTACAGATGAGGTGCCTAGCGCAAAAGGTTTACAAAAACATATTACGGACAAATATAAAAAAGCCTCATCAAAGTTAAAAACTCCAGCTGCACAAGGTAGAAAAACAGCTGAAGCTCAACAACACGTCAATCATATTAAAAACAATAGTGAACATTATGATAATTTGTTAAAAATGCATCATCATTTACAACAAGCAAAAAATAAATTGGTTGACGTATTAAACCAACATGAAGGCGGTTTAGAACATCATATAGATAGTAAGAGAACTAATCCAGAGGGTTTTGTGGTCAACCATTCAGGTGAACCAACAAAATTGGTAAACAGAGCAGAATTTAGTAAAGCAAACCTTTTAAAAGTACGTAAATGAAATCGTTTTTACAGTTAATCGAAGAAAAAGATAAAACCGAAAAACCGGTGGTGATGGCTTTTGGTCGCATGAATCCTCCAACTACTGGTCACTTGAAACTTATTGATAAGGTTAAATCCACTGCAGAAAAAGTGGGTGCAAAACACGCTGTTATTGTTTCACATTCACAAGATACAAAAAAGAATCCATTATCACCTGAACAAAGACTTAAACACCTAAAACGATATGCTCCAGGTGTACACTTTGAGTCCTCATCAAAAGAACATCCTACAATTTTACATCAAGCTTCTAAGTTATACGAAAAAGGACACGACCACTTGGTAGTCGTAGGTGGTTCGGACCGTGTCAAAGAATACCATGACTTATTACATCATTATAACAACGTAAAAGGTCGTCATGGATATTATAACTATAAAAAGATTCAAGTGGTTTCTGCAGGACACCGTGATCCGGACGCTGAAGGTGCTGAAGGTATGTCCGCCACAAAGATGAGAGAACACGCTAAGAATAAAGATTTCAGTTCTTTCCGTCATGGCGTACCATCGCATGTGAATGACCATCACGCAAGAGAATTAATGCATGATGTTCGTAAAGGTATGGGTCTCAATGAATCTGCCGATAGAGGATTATTCAAAGCAATTTTCGTAACTGGTGGTCCAGGTTCTGGTAAAGATATTGTGATTCGTGAATGTATTTCCGAATCTAAAGCAGTAGAATTAAACTTTCAACAAGCTTACGATTATTTGTGTGATAAACAAAAATTATCAGAAAAATCAAATGATAATCGCAGAGAATCCATTCGTTGCCGTGGTCCTCTTATTATTAATGGACCAGCAGATGATTTTCAAAGAATTACTTATATTGAAGAAGAATTATCCGAATTGGGATATGAAACTATGTTTGTCTTTGTGGATACAACAAATGAAGCTAGCAAAGAAAGAAATGCAAAATTATCTCGTATGATGGTAGAGTCAATAAGAAATGAGAAGTGGCATAAATCTCAAAATAATAAAGATTGGATGATGAATCACTATGATAATGTTTTGGTATTTGAAAATAATGCTTCCATATCAGAAATAGAAGAAACCATTACAGAAACTTATCAGTTAGTTAATAAGTTTATTGAACAAAAAGAATATAGTGATATAGCAAAAGATTGGTTAGATATTAATGGTTTAATAAATATAGATGATAAGTTTAGCCGTCTATTCGGGGAAAGTAATGTTAAGAAAAATTCTAGGTCTATTCAAAAACTCAACATCGTTGGAAAATATAACTCCAACTTTAGAGCAGCCGGCCCCGCAGACATCACAAAAACCAACGATAGAGTATATGGTTCCAGTGGTGTTGGGGACTCCATCAGGGGAGATACCTATCCAAGAAAAGACCCAAACGGCAGAGGACACAGCGGTGGTGCATGGTCAGGAGCCTACAGCACCGAAGAAAAAAAGTTTAAAACCAACGAAAGCGGTAACCCAACGCTTAAAATCAACCCAGCCCCCAAAGAAAGCAACTTCAGCAAAGACAACGACAAAGAGAAAGTCAAAAAAAGAGGAGACAAGTCGTTAAAGTTGCAAAGAATGGCTAGACCTGATGGTGTTGGTCAGGAATACGATACAAGAGCAGGTGGCCAAGGTGCTGCAGCAGGCGCCGGACTTGGTAACCAAACATATAGTGAAACGGTAGAATTTAGTAACGCCCAACCATCAAGTGCTGCTATGCCAGGTAGTTCAGCGTTACAACCAAATCCACTAAGTAATGCTTATGATAGCAAGAAAAAGGATTTTAAAAAGTTTAGGAGTTCATTGAAAGAATTCAATGGTTTCCAAAATGACACCGAAATGGGTGTTGGTGGTGTATTAGGTGGAGCATCAAATAAAGAACCTATGCAATCATATAAAGACCAAGAAAGAAATATTGGAATAAAAATAATTAAAAAGAAAAAAAGGAAACAGGAGAAATAAAATGTTTGCTAAAAATAAAGTACCTCAATCTTTGATTGATGCTGTTAAACAAGTGACAGAAAATAAAATAGAATCTCAACCAGAAATGTTGAATGAGGCTGGCTGGGACAAAGTTTCTACACCAACAGGTACAAAAGTATACGGTTCAAGTTATGGCGATTCAAAGAAGGCCAGAAAAGACCAAACTAAATCTTCTGTTGATGATGTAAAAGAACCAAAGAAAAAAGATATTGAATCTCAAAAAGAAGAAACTGGTTATTTCACCCAAAAACTATTGGAACGTGAAATGACTGGCGCAGAGTCTCGTAAAAAAGAACGTATTGTTATGAGAATGAAAGATAAACAAGATTATTTCAAAAAGAAATACGGTAAGCGTTGGAAAGAAGTAATGTATGCAACTGCTACTAAACAAGCAATGGGTGAAGAATTAAATTA